AATAAATGTAGATTTTTGTGTCTGACGTACATCCTTGCCTGCGAAGGTTTCACCAGCAACGACATCACTGGCACCTAGGTTGCTCATGGTCATTCGAACGTTGTCTTCAAACTTGCGCCATCTTACTCCATCAAATCTAAACAGTCTGTTAGGTAGATAATCTGTGCGTAGTGAAAACTGTCCATTGACTGGATTATTTGGAAAGGAAATACCTGCGGTAAATGGAGCACCGTTGGGAGGTACGCCGTCTTTGGTTAGATACCCTTCATAGCCATCTCCGGCTGCCGGCAGTATCACTGAGCTAGCAGTCTGACCAACATACACAGCATTACCATCAGTGTCATATAGTAGATTGCCTGCTTCGTCGGTGGCCTGTGTTTGTGCATCCACGGTTACTAAAGATGCATCTACACTGGCTAATTCAGCTGTGCCATCGTCTGTTCTCTGCAAAGTATAATACTTGCTGGTGTCGTAGCCGCTGCGTGGTGCATCTGCTTCTGCTTGATCTAACACCGCAGCAGTAATCTGCATTTCTTTTTCGTAGGTACTGATCACATCTCGCAAGGTATCTGCTAGTGCATAGTAGGTGTTATTGGGTGGAGCAACACCTGTAACTTCCTGTATGACTTGATATTTTTTTCCAGTAGCAGCAAGTACAACATCACCGGGATAATAAGTGATGCTGGCATTATATGTGCCTTTATAAAATTCTCTATCTGCAATGTCATCTAAGATCTGTTTAAATTCTTGACTGTCTACTAATGGTTTGCACTTGGCACGATATAAGTGCGGATACCATGTGGCTGAAAATCCTTCTGCTGCTCTACTAACTTCTTCTATTACAAAAAATCTCTTGAGTGCAAAAGTTAAATCATTAAGAGCATACTCATCTTTGAGGTGTGGTAGTTCAATCACATCACCTGCTATGATTTTACGACCCAGCTTTTCTACAGTATCTGTGATGTGGAAAGTGATAAAGATCGTATCATTCTGTAGAAACAGTCCAAACTGGCTGAGGTTAAAATCGATATCGGATATATTGTAGACACCTCGCATGACATAAACATCGGGATCATACTTGCGATCTCGGTTTTCTAAAAATAATAGATCCTGTATGTTTGCCACATTATCGCTAGTGTAGTTAGGTGTGCTAGGAGTGTCGCCTTGGGTTGCAGCTCCCGGACCGATATATCTGTGAACCAGCACATCTGTACCGCCAACTTGGAACATTTCCCAGGCGGATCTATCTATAAAGCGGAAGTCATTGCCCTTTTCGGGACGGTATAAACTGAGTCTTGGCATAGTCATATATTTACCGCTACGATAAATACTCGTATGAGCACATCAGACCAAGCCAAAAACTCTGTTTACAACTACTGCAAAACCATGCTAGGTGATGGTATGGTAGATGTAGAATTAGATCCCATACACTACGACACAGCACTTAACCGTGCTCTAGCAGTTTTTCGTCAGCGTAGCGATAACGCTGTAGAGGAAAGCTACGTGTTTTTAACACTCACTGAAAGCACTAATGAGTATATACTACCTAAAGAAATACAACAGGTACGTCAAATATTTCGTAGATCAGTGGGCTCAAGAACTGGTAACGGCACAGGCGGCACAGTATTTGAACCATTTAACTTGGCTTACGCCAATACCTATTTGTTAAGTAGTACCAACATGGGCGGACTGCTAACCTATGAACTGTTTAGTCAATATCAGGAATTAGTAGGTAAGATGTTTGGTAGCTACATTAATTTTACCTGGCATCCGCAAAGTCATAAAATTATCATACACCAACGTCCACGAGGTGAGGAATCAGTAATGCTACAAGTATATAATTCTAAGCCAGATTTTGCCATCGTAGATGATGTGTATTCCGGACAGTGGATCAAGGACTATGCTTTGGCCAACTGTAAAATGATGCTAGGCCAGGCTCGCTCAAAGTTTGGGCAAATCGCAGGACCACAGGGTGGCACTCAACTCAACGGCACAGCACTGATCACAGAAGCTCAAGCCGAAATGGAAAAACTAATGGAAGATCTCAAAACTGGTATTACTACCCAGGGTTGGGGTTGGATAACTGGTTGACCTTATAGCTAATCTATATTATAATTGTTCTAAAGGGGACAGTTTATGATCATAGGTGTATGCGGTTTTATAGGCTCGGGCAAAGATACCGTGGCCGACTATCTAGTCAATTTTCACGAATTTCGCAGAGAAAGCTTTGCGTCGACACTCAAAGACGCTGTGGCCAGTGTGTTTGGCTGGGACAGAACCATGCTGGAAGGACGCACAGCGCAGGCTCGAGAATGGCGTGAACAGGTAGATCCTTGGTGGGCAGAACGTTTAGACATGCCTACACTAACTCCTAGATGGGTCCTGCAATACTGGGGCACAGAAGTCTGTCGTAGATCGTTCCATGACGACATATGGATTGCTAGTCTAGAAAATAAATTACGCACCAGCAAAGACCACATAGTTATTTCAGACTGCAGATTCCCCAACGAAATTAAATCAATTAAAGATGCAGGCGGTCAGATTGTTTGGGTACAGCGTGGCGAATTGCCCGAATGGTATGAAGATGCTATCAGTGCTAATCAAGGTAATAACGTAGGTCTTAATGCTATGAAGATGCGCAAGATACATGCGTCGGAATGGGCATGGTTAGGTAGTGAGTTTGATGGCATTATCAATAACAATGGTTCTATCGATGAGCTCTATGAGCAGAGTGCTAACCTAGTAGTCGGCCACAAGATCGCCTTGCCTCCAAGTGATGCCCTCTTTGCCTAAGACAGCGGCACAGTTCAAACACACAGTTTTGAGGTTGTTTGGTCTGCAGTTGTTGAGATTTTCATCTATATGAAACACACGAAACACCTCTGCGTGTTGAGATCGACAGCCGCATTTTTCACACACGGCCTTGGGCTTGTACCCTGCACGTTGCCAACGAGGAACATGCGCACCTGCACCGTGTACTAGACAAATCTCACACAGTGTTCTATAATAGGTCCGAGTGTCTTTGTAGTAATTAATGGCTCTAGGGCGCTGTGCGCAGGCCTTGCATAATGGTCGCATTTGATATTTACCCTTTTAAACCCCTTTTGTTCGGCACCTAACTCGCTGTTTTTGGAATAGTATGCTAAATATTATGAGCAACTATTACCAGGAGAATAGGCGATATGGCACTAACATCACCAGGCGTACAAGTTACGGTAATCGACGAGAGTTTTTATACACCAGCAGAACCTGGTACGGTCCCTCTTATTGTCGTAGCTACAGCCCAAGATAAAACAAACGGAGCTGGTACAACCACAGCTTCAGCAACAACCAAAGCAAATGCTGGCAAAGCATTCAAAGTTACTAGTCAGAGAGATCTTACAGATCTCTTTGGCATTCCGTTCTTTGAGCAAACAGCAAGTTCAACTCCCATTCATGGCTCAGAGCGCAACGAATATGGACTATTGGCAGCTTACAGTTTGCTAGGTGTAAGCAACGCGGCATTTATTGTTCGTGCTGATGTAGACTTAGACGAACTTGCACCAGAAGTAGATGCCCCGGGAGCGAGTCCGACCAATGGCAAATGGTGGATTGACACACAGGCCACAACTTGGGGTATCCAAGAGTGGAACAGTGCAGCAGCTACTACCACAGGTGGACAGAAATTTACAAACAAGATACCTACTGTACTCACAGACGCTGACTATCCATCTAAGATAGACGGAAATGCGCCTAAAGAAGCGGTGGGACAGATCGGCGATTACGCAGTGGTGTTTCAAACTGTGGAAGGCGATACATCATATGGAACCGCAGAAGACCTAGCAAGAATCTACTACAAGTCCTCAGGTAATGGTGGCATAGCAGGCGGCGGCACAGCAGTTGATGCCGGCGAATGGGTTCTAGTAGGTTCGAAATCTTGGAAGGCTAGCTGGCCAGTAGCACTAAGTTCGACTTACACAGGCACAATGTCGGGTACATTGTTTATAAACAGTACATCAATTGCCTCTGGAACTTTGGCTACAACCGCTGCGAACATCAATTCTGCGTCGATCACAGGTGTTACAGCCAGAGTAGTAGCCAACAAGTTATACATTTATTCAGATGGCACATCAGCAGCTGACGGTGCAGCTGGCGATTCTACTGGAGCAGACGGTAGAGTAATGCTAGATAACGGCACAGCATCTTGGGCCACTATTGGGATCACCATAGGTGAATACGTCAGCCCTGCGCTGCAACAAACACCTCATACAGATATACCTGCTTTCAAACGCAGTGACAACACTACCACAGTGGAAGGTTACGCCACAGGATCTGTATGGATTAAAACCACAGAGCCAAACAAAGGTGCTAGATGGAGAGCCAAGCAATGGAGTTCAGCTACATCATCATGGGTAGCATCAGAAGCTCCTATCTATGCATCTACCAATGCTGCACTGTACTATCTAGATCGCAGCGGCGGTGGCGCTAACATTGGCGCAGAAACTGTGTTTGTGCAGAGCAATGCACAGGAAAACAGTGGATTTGACGCCACACCAGCAACAGCTGAATTCCGTGTATGGTATAGACATTTGGCCGCAGGACAAGGTACCAGCGTAACCAGCAATATTATCAAAAGTGGGACCTTTACCGCTGCTTCTACAAGAGTGTTTACACTTGCAGAAAGCATAGTCGGTCAGTTGGCCCTAGACGCAGCTAAGACAATCACCTTGAGTACTGGCACCAGCAATGCACCAACCGGTGACAACAGCGATGCAGACAAGTTGGCTGCTGCTATCAATGCAGCTGGATTCACAAACATTGAAGCTTCTGTGGTAGCTGTTACTGCTACCCAGAGCAGATTGGTAATTACTCACAATGACGGTGGCGATTTTAGACTCACTGACAGCACAGGTACTCCGTTGTCGACACTATTCACACCATACAACATCAAGACCAGAGCTGGCACAGAAAACTTCTACAATATATCATTGGGCAGTGGTGCAACAGGCGCCGAAGATCTTGCCACA